ATCCAAGGTCGTAGAGGTATTTCAGACTTTAGTGTTAAAGCAGACGGTACGAATAATACTGGTGAAGTCATTGATCGTAATGAGTTTGTTGGTGACATTTATTTGAAGCCTACACGATCAATCAACTTCATTCAACTGAATTTTGTGGCTGTTTCAACTGGTGTTGACTTCACAGAGATCGCAGGAAAGTTTTAAAGAAACCCAAAGGAGATAATTAATGCCTTTCAACGTTAACGATTTTAGAGCGCAACTTGTTGGTCAAGGTGCAAGACCGAATCTCTTTGAGGTGACGATTCCTTTTCCAGATGCGATTTCCAGAGAAGTTAGTCAGAAAATGACCTTCATGTGTAAGGCTTCAAACCTTCCCGGTGGTGATATTGGGGCTGTAGAGGTTCCATATTTCGGTCGAAACATTAAGGTGGCTGGAAATAGAACATTTGCTGAATGGTCAACAACCGTCATCAACGATGAAGATTTCTCTGTTCACTCAGGGATGGTCAACTGGATGAACCTGATCAGTGGTCATGTTTCCAACATCCAATCCGTACCCAATACGGATTATCAAGCTGACGCTACAGTGAGACAATTCAAAAAAGACGGTTCTCTTGCTAAGGAAGTGAAGATTGTCAATTGCTGGCCTTCGTCACTTGGTCAGATTGATCTTGCTTGGGACAGTAATGATACCATTGAAGAGTTTGAAGTAACATGGCAACTTGATTATTGGACAATCGACGATGCTCAGGTCCAGACTGGAGCAGAATAACCTATCAGATTGAAGACCTATATATTACTGTCTTCAACAGAAAGGTTGTAAATTATGGCAAAGAGAACGTTTTTAGGTTTCACTATAGGTAAGGATGATGAGGAGATTCCAAAGGAAAATCTTCAGGCATTCTCTTTACCTGAAAACGAAGATGCAGCTTTAGATGTATTGGAGCCTGCGTCAGCGGGTGTATATGGAACCTATCTTGATCTTGAGGGAACAGTTAAAGACGAAGTTGAGTTAATTACTCGATATCGTGAAATGTCATTGAACCCAGAGGTTGAACTTGCAGTTGATGACATCATCAATGAATCGGTCATTACAGAACACGGAAAATCTCCTGTTGCCATTTCTTTGTCAAACCTTGCTGTGCCAAAGAGCATCAAAAACAAGATCACTGATGAGTTTGAAGAAGTGTTGAGACTTCTTTCATTTTACGACCATTCCTATGACATTTTTAGGCGATGGTATGTTGATGGTAGATTGTTTTACCATATTATGATTGACAAGGAAAATCCTAGTGATGGTATTCAAGAGCTTCGGGCTCTTGACCCAAGACAGATTAAAAAAGTTCGTGAGAAGCAAGGCAAAAGAACTGAAGTTCCTCAAAAAGAAAGTGGGCTTGCAACTGTACCACCCACAAACGATTTCTACATCTATTTCCCCGGAGCATTAGCGACAAGAGGTGCTGGTTTTGGGAGTCCAAAATCAGATTCGGGAATCAAAATTGCTTCTGACGCTATTGCACACATTCATTCTGGATTGCTTGACCCATCAAAAAAGATGATTCTTGGGTACTTGCATAAAGCAATCAAACCAATGAATCAGCTCAAGATGCTTGAAGATGCAACCGTCATCTATCGAATTTCTCGCGCTCCAGAGAGAAGAGTTTTTTATGTGGATGTTGGAAATCTTCCCAAGGTTAAGGCAGAACAATACCTAGCTGGTATTATGTCCAAGTTCAAAAACAAAACTGTATACGACACCGAAACTGGAGAAGTTCGTGATGATCGTAGACACATGTCAATGTTAGAAGACTTTTGGCTTCCAAGAAGAGAGGGTGGAAGAGGAACAGAAATCACCACTCTTCCCGGTGGAACTAACTTAGGTGAAATTGAAGACATCATCTACTTCAAGAAGAAACTTTACAAGGCTTTGGGTGTTCCGGTGTCAAGACTTGAACCAGAAGGTTCTTTCAGCTTGGGACGAGCAACAGAGATTAGTCGTGATGAAGTCAAGTTTGGTAAATTCGTTAATCGACTACGCAGTCGCTTTACTACGCTATTCGATGACATTCTTGGAAAACAGCTTCAACTTAAAGGCATTCTTTCCAAATCCGATTGGGAACAAATGCTTCCTTATATTGAATACTCATTCCAGCAAGATTCACACTTTGCAGAACTCAAGAATATTGAAATTATGCGTGAGCGAATGGAAATTGCCCAGACAATGGAAGAGTATGTTGGCAAGTATTACTCGTCAGAGTGGGTTAGAAAAAACATTCTGAGTCAAACTGAATCTGAAATTCGTATGATTGACAAGCAAATTAAAGCAGAGGAAAATGATGGAGAACATGATGATTTGCCAGACTCTGATGAAGACAATGAGGTTGAACTAAAACCCCCTTCTCCACCTGAGCCGGATGAAGATGAAGAACAAGAAAGTATTTCAGTAGCAAAGAAAGTTAGGCTGTTGAGGAATCGCGCAGACACAGCTTTGGCTGCTGCTGCATTAGATGAAGATTTTGAATAGCATAAATAAATACACCAAGGAGTGATATAATGAAGGATAAAATTGAAAAGGCAGTTCATAGTGCTAATAAGAGTGATCCTGCTGCATTCAAGGATGCAATTGACGATGTTCTCATGACAAAGGTAGCAGACGCTTTAGAGACTAAAAAACTGGAAATTTCAAACCGTTGGCTAAATGACATAGAGCCACCACAGGAAGGCTAACATGAAGCTCATATCAGAAGTTATAGACGACAACATGGTCGAATTCATCACCGAAGAAGCTAATGGTTCAAAGAGTCATTACATCAAAGGTGTGTTTATGCAGGCTGAACAGAAAAATCGCAATGGACGAATATATCCCAAGGCAATTTTGAAGAATCAGGTGAATAAATATATTGCGGATTATGTTGATCAGAATAGGGCTTTTGGTGAGCTGGGTCATCCAGATGGACCCATTGTGAATTTAGAGCGTGTGTCTCATATGATCAAGGAATTGAAAGAAGATGGTAACAACTACATCGGAAAAGCAAAGATCATGGACACTCCCTATGGTAAGATCGTGAAGAATTTGATCGAAGAAGGTGCAAAGTTGGGCGTATCTTCTCGTGGTATGGGTTCTCTCAAGAATATTGGTGGAACCAATGTAGTGCAGAAGGATTTTTATTTAGCAACTGCCGCAGATATTGTGGCTGATCCATCCGCTCCAGAGGCTTTCGTTGAAGGTATCATGGAAGGGAAAGAATGGGTTTGGGATAATGGTGTTATTCGTGAAAAGGAAATACAGCAGCTAAAGGATGAGCTGCTTAAAACAAAACAAAAACAACTGGAAGAAACGAAATTAAGACTATTCACTAAGTATTTGTCAAAATTGTAGGATTTATAAATAACAAAGAATAGACTTTTAGATTTTTCCATTCTTTCAAGGAGATGGATATAATGGCAACCGAACTAGAAAACTTAGACGAAACAATTCTCGACGAAGAGATTGAAAGACTCGCCGACGAGCTTGCACAAGAGCTTGAAGACGAGCTTTCTGAGGCTTCTTTGGGCACCAGCAAGGCTGGAGTCGATGATGATGACGCCGAGAAGAGCATCAAAACAACTCCACTCAAGAAGAAGAAGATCAAGGCTGATCATTCTGATTCTGAGCTAGAGATCATGGAAGATGACGACATGGAAGATGACGACAAAAAGCCCAAGAAGAAAGCCAAAAAGGGTGACGACGAAGAGGACGATGACGAAGAAGATATGGAAGAGTCCTTTGTTCCTGAGACAAAGCAGGAAATGATTCGCCACATCTTTGAGACTCTCAAGGGAACGGATTCGAGCAAACTCGCCGGTTCTTACGCCAAACTGATGGACACACTTCTTGGTGAGTCTGCTGGTGATGACGAAGAAGATGATCTTGTCGCTCCTGTTATCACACAGCGTGATCCAATTACTGCCGAAGATCTAGACATCTCTGAGGATCTTGTCGCTATCTTTGGTCAGGATTCTGAGGATCTTTCGGAAGAGTTCAAGACTCAGGTCAAGACTGTTTTTGAGGCTGCTGTTGTTTCCAAAATCAATTCTGAGATTGAAACCGTCGAGGAGACGTTCAATACAAGACTTGATGAGATGGTAAAAGATCTTACCGAAACTCTTACTGACAAGGTTGATAACTATTTAAGTTATGTTGTCGAGCAGTGGGTCAGTGACAATGAACTTGCTATTGAGCATGGCATCAAGACAGAGATCACAGAAGATTTCATTGGTGGACTCAAGCAGCTCTTTGAGGATCACTATGTTGACATTCCAGAGGAAAAGGTTGATGTTGTTGATTCCCTAGCTGATCGTGTTGATGAACTTGAAAGCAAGTTGAATGAATCCATTGAAACTAACATCGAGCTTTCTTCTACAGTTCAACAGTACGAAAAGGAAGAGGCTATCATTGAGGTTTCTGGAGGATTGACGGTCATGGAAGCTGAGAAGCTGAAGGGACTTTCTGAAGGAATCATCTTTGAAGATTCTGATCAGTATAAGGATGCTTTGAACGTTGTCAAGGAAAGTTATTTTTCTGGGCGCACTGCGAGCAAATCTGTTGTAATTGATGAAGCTGCTGAAATTCTTGAAGATAGTCTTCATGAAGAGGCTGCACCAACTTCACGTCAGATGTCTGCTTATGTTGACACATTAAATCGAACAATTGTCGAGAACTAATAACACAAATAAGAGTTAGGATCTGTCAAATTAAGTAATTTGACAAAACACTTTTAAGGAGAACACAAATGTTGAACGAAGACTTAATCAACAAGTGGCAACCAGTCATTGATCACGCGGATCTTCCGCCAATCAAAGAGCATTATCGCAAGGTTGTTACGGCTCATATGCTTGAGGCTCAGGAGACTTCTCTTCGTGAGCAGGCATCAATGCAGGGTACAGGATCGGCATCACTTCTTGGTGAGGCGGCTCCAGAATCGGGAACCGGAAGCATGGCTGCTTTTGATCCCGTTCTCATCAGTTTGGTCCGACGCACTGCGCCGAACCTGATCGCGTTTGACATCATGGGTGTTCAGCCCATGTCTGGTCCTACGGGTCTTATCTTTGCTCTGCGACCACAGTATGGTACGGATATTAGTAATAATACCAATGGTGCTAACGCTTTCATTAGTGAAGCAAATACTGGATTTTCTGCTGGTGTTGGAACTATTGGTTCTACATCTGATACAAATGGTCCCAACACATTCCTCCGAGCTATTTCCTCAAACAAGGATATTCTGGCTGGAACAAGGGGTGCGCTTACGGCAACTGCTGAAGCATTTGGTGATGCTGCCGGAAATCCAATCCCAAGCATGACATTCAGTATCGACAAGACTTCGGTCACGGCTCGTACTCGCGCGCTCAAGGCTGAATACTCGGTCGAGCTTGCTCAGGATCTCAAGGCTATTCATGGTCTTGATGCTGAGACGGAGCTTGCCAACATCCTTACGACTGAGATCAATGCTGAGATCAACCGAGACATCGTTCGTTCGGTCTATGCAACTTCGACATTCTCTGGTGTTGTTGATGCGCGCGGCGCTCATGCGAATGCTGGTGGCACACCTCTAGGTGGTCAGCTTGATGGTCGCTGGATGGTTGAGCGATTCAAGTCCCTTGTCTTCAAGGTGGAGACAGAGGCGAATACGATTGCCAAGCAGACTCGTCGAGGAAAGGGTAACTTCATTATCTGCTCTTCGGATGTTGCTTCTGCCTTTGCTACCGCTGGTGTCCTTGACCCGACTGCCGCTCTCACAGTAGACGACACGGGTTCGACATTCGCTGGTACAATGGGTGCTGGCATCAAGGTCTACATTGACCCCTATACCCATGAGGATGCAGACTTCCTCGTTGTTGGTTATAAGGGTACTAGCCCGTTTGATGCTGGTATGTTCTACTGCCCATACGTTCCTCTCCAGATGGTTCGTGCGGTTGGT